TTTGAAGCCCGGCCGCACCACCGGGTGCGATTGCCTTCCTTATTGATTTACAAGGAATTTTCCTGCCCTGACTGTCGCTCAGAGGCGGGAGTGTCGAAGAAGTGTCGAAAATCCCTAGCAGGACCAAACGCTAACACGTCTTGCAGATGATCGGGCGCAAGGTGCGCGTATCGCATTGTCATCGCCAGGGACGAGTGCCCGAGTATTTTCTGCAAGGTCAGGATATTGCCACCGTTCGCTATGAAGTGTGAGGCGAAGGTATGCCGCAACACATGCGACTTTTGTCCCGCAGGCAACCCCAGCCCGGCTCGCGAAACCGCCTCATCGAAACGATCCCGGCAGTTGGTGAACGCACCGTGTTCCCGAAGATGTTGGCGAATCCGATCTGCCAGCTTCGGATCGACCGGCACCACACGACGACGCTTCGACTTCGTGTTCACGAACTGGAGCATGCCATCGCCCACCCGGCTGGTCGTGAGCCCTTGCGCTTCACCCCATCGGCAACCCGTTACCAGACAGATCATGGCGATCAGTTCGACATGCGGGTGCGTCATGCTGCGCAGTACCTGGAACAGCCGGTCGATCTGATGGCTGTCGAGGTAGGACAGTTCCCTTTCCTGCACCCGAATCGCTCTGAGCATCGAGAGCGGGTTATCGAACTCGATTTCACCAAGTCGCCGCAGCTCATTGAACATTGCCCGCAGGTAGGACAGCTCATTGTTCAGCGTTTTCGGGCTGATGCCGGACGCGAGGCGCTTGGCGCGGTACTCCGCGAAATCGGTAGCAGTGAAGGCTATGGCCACAGGGTCTTTCAGGCGTTCGACCATTCGATCCATGATGACGCGGCGACCGTCATAGTCGGACAGCGACTGACCGTGCAGACGACCCCAGCAGTCCACCAGTTCGGAGAGGCGTCGGCGATCCTTCGGCTTCGGTGACCATTGCGGGCTTTCGATCAGCTTGGATCGGCACGTCGCTTCGAAGCGTTGAGCTTCGCCCTTGGTCTTGAAGGTCTTGCGGAATCGCTTGCCCTTGATCGGCTCAACATCGACCCGCCAGCGACCGTCAGCAAGTGCCTGTATCGCCATCAGACGGCACGCCCCCAGCGCACGTGTCGTTCCTGCAACAGGTCCTTGATGTGCTTGTAGAGGTCGCGCTCGCTCATATCCTTGGCGGCGTAGTGGTCGCGGATCACTGGCCAGCATTCCCATTGCTTCAGTCGATCAAATGCGGTCTTAGCGCCCACTCGCTCCCGTGCCAGCAGGCTTACGAAGTTTCCCAGGAACAGCTCCACGTTCTTGCCTGAAAAGCCTCGAGAGGTCTTGTAGTACCGCTTGTATTCCGTCTCATCGATCAGGGAATCGACCGGCAGATCGACCCGCGCGTCATCGCGCATCAGCGTCCAGATCGGCTCGTAATAGCCGGGGCGGGCGATGAGCTTGAATTGGCTCAGGCCATAGCGCCACAAGCCGTCCAGATGGGCCGAGAAGGCCGCAAAGGAGTCCGTGTCGATGGCTTGGCCGGTCTTCACGTCTACCGAGCCGCTGGCGAACTGCTGGATCACGGAGTGGTGATAGCGAAGCTCGACGCGCCACACGTCAGCGCTTGGGTCGTAGTTGTCCGGGTCGTTCGGGTCCAGGGAGTCGCGGCGACGCCAGATGCTTTCCCAGAAGTCGAGCTTATCGGTCGCGCGGGCCTGTTCGGTCTTGTTGTAGATACACAGCTGGACGCCACCAGCAGAGCCGAACATGGACGTTTCGCCCCGGCCGTAAACGCTGGATTTGGTGGCCCACTCCAGTTCCTTGATGCCGGATATATCCCGGTGTGTCCGAGCGCGGCAATGCAGGCGCGCTACCAGATCAACCGGAGGCTTCCAGCCCTGGAGGTCCAACGCCAGGTGGACGGCGCACTGGTTGCGTTCGCGGTTGGTCATCACGGCTGCGGCGTAGTAGTCCATCCGCTCTTGCAGACGTTCCGGCGACAGCGCGTCGATGGCGTGCGGCGACACCTCGATTTTCAGGTGCGGCCCGATGTTTTCCAGCTTGGCGTTGAAGTTCTTGATGAGCAGGATGAAGCCGAGGTCGGCGTTCTGGAGCTTGTACTGGTAGCCAGAGTCCCGGCCGACCCGTCCCGAGTGCCAGACTTCGCCAGCAAACTCCACCATCGCGCCCGGCTTCTCGAAGAGTGCCATGACTTCGGGACGGATCAGTCCGCGATACAACTGGCGGACGGTATCGACGCCGCAGCGCAGCAACCGGACCTTCGACAGATCGGTGATCGCCGCAGTCCCTGGATCAACGAACAACCGTCCGCGCTTGGTCGGATTGCCGGTGATGTGGTCCAGTCTCGCTTGGTCTTTAACGCTCATTCTTGAATCTCCAACAATGTCCATTAACGGACGGTTTCAATTCGCTCTATCTGACGTGTTACAGGGACGTCAGCGCGCGCGTTTGCACGCCGGCTCGTGCCTCGCCGCGCGTGCAAAGAGCGCGGAGCGCACGCGCGCTGACGGTCATCACCACAGGAAACGCCCCTTCTCGTAGGGCACGCGCGTAAGCGTGGTAGCCGCTTGCTGCTGGCTCGGTTGATAGGCCGGTTCAGTGGTCGGTGGTGGTGGCTGGTTGCGCATGTCCTGCGGCGAGCCACGGTCGGGCTTGGTGTCGTCGAAGTAGCCGTTTTGCACGACGGACATACAGAAGCGAAACGACACATCCAGGCGGGTGCCCTGCTGGGTGTTGCATCGGCACCCCGTCAGCCCTTCATCGCTGTCGCCGACCTGCATGCGCTTGTAGTTGCGGGCGATCAGATCGCGGTCAGTGGTGGCGATGCAGATCGGTTTCGGGAAGGCTTGCGGGCCGGTTAGGCCGTCATACACTGGTGCCGAAGCTGGCAGGTCTTGCACCCGTGGCACACGCTTGCCCAGGTACTGTTCGACGGTGAGCGGTGCCGATTGGTCGACTTCGGAAGCGCTTGGCCGGATGAACGACCCGACCGTATCCCGTACCTGATCGACCATGCTCCCGGCCGGCGCGCTGGTGGCTGTTGCGGCCCGCGCTTTCTCTGCGGCGTAGCGCTCATAGGCGCGATAAACGAGGATGCCGGCACCAAGGATCACGCACAGCGCCAAGATGAACTTGGTCGGCACCTTGGTCTGGAAATGGTGCTTGGCGTTGGTGCTGGTGTAGGCACCGAAGTAGCGCTTATCCAGGCGCAGCGACTTCTTGTCGGCGTCCTTGAAGCTGGTTTTCAGCTCGACCTTTTCCACCACGACTTCTGACTCGAAGCGCAGCAGCTGAGCGGACTTGAACACGCGCCAGTAGTGAATGTGCGTGTTGCACAGCCGACGCAGGTGCACATCGAGATAGCGCGGGTCCTGGGTGACGAGGTGCACTTCGTGGCCCTGGTGGCGCATGGTCTCGAAGCGGGTGATGTGCTCCGGTGGCCGCGCCCGTGGATCGCGTGCGCCGAACCAGCCCTGCGCTTCGTCCACGACGATGATGGAGTCGTTGGGCAGCTCGAACCACTTCTCAGGGTCTTCGAACTCGAACCACTGCGCTTGCAGCTGATCCGGCTTGAGGCCGTTGATGTTGTGGAAGTAGACGACACGACCTTCGGCATGGGCCTTCTGATCGACTTCGCGGATGGTGTTGAGGGTCTTGCCATGGCCGGGCTTGCCGGTGCGGATAACGAGCATGACGGCGCCTCCTTAGGCTTCGATGGAGGTGCCGCCCGGCTTGCGCCAGACCTGATTGCGGCGACGATCAGTGGCCTTGTCGATCCCGGCCAACATGAAGCGCGTCGAGATAGCGGCGAAATACAGGTTCACCACCACATCGAACTTGGCCAGCCCGAGAATCCCCTGGATGACCGGTCCAACATCGCCCATCAGGCCGAACAGGTAGCTTTGCGCCTGGCCGATGATCAGGTTGAAGCCGACATACGAGACGAAGCCGAACCCGATCATTTTCAGCACCATCTTCACCAGCGGGCCGAGGATGATGACGAGCAGCTGCACGATGAATAGAAACTGCATTACTGACCTCCTACGGAGCGGCCCACGTACAGGGCAGCCAGAACGGTAGCCACAGCCACGAACAAGCCGCTCAGATCACCGGCGGCGCGGCATAGCGGCTCGTAGCTCAGCTCAAAAGAACGCCCGCCAGCGGTACGCAGGCTGAAGCTTTCGGCGCTAGGGCAAGTGGCAGGCAGGAAGCGGGTGCCTTGGTTGATGAACGACGGCAGTTGAATCTCGGCCCCTTCGTCGAGCTTGAATTTGTCGCCCTGGACAGCAGATTCGATGGCCGACTTGTGCTTCTCGAAGTCAGCTTGCTCCTCGGCGTGGCAGCGCAGCTCCTTTTGCTGCCGAAGGATCGCGCACTGCACGGCATCGCCTTCGCAGCTCAGGGTTGCGTCGCAGGACTCGCCGCCCACGCTGGACTTGTCGTCCTCGCCGTCATCCTCTTCACCATTGCCGCCGCCGTTGCCACCACCACCTGAGCCATCACCATTGCCGCCATCGGAGCCGTCACCATCGCCGTTTCCTTCACCCGAGCCGCCGCCGTCTGATCCCCCGCCTGAACCGCCACCTCCGGAACCGTCACCTGGGTCCGAGGGATCGGTAGGGTCCGTTGGGTCGGCCGGGTCCGTGGGGTCGGGATCTGGCGGGTTATTTGGGGAGCAGAAGGTGCCGTTGTAGGTGTAACCGTCCGGGCAGTTGTTCTCGGTGTCGGGCGGCGGCGTGTCGTCTGGGTTCTGGGTATCCCCCTCGGAAGGGTTGCCCGGGGTCTGCAAAGTGCTTTCGTTGCACTCGATGCCGTTGCCGGTATAGGCGTAAACGCCGAATACACCGGGCGGGTTGCCGCTGGTGTAGACGTAGACGTTGGAGGCCGGGGTATAGGTGAAGGCGTACTGGCAGCCGTTACCGCAGACAGACCCAGGCGGGTCGATGGTCGGTTGGCCTACAGCGGCCTTCATAAGGTGTTCGTGGCTGACGGTCTGGCCGTTGGTGCTTTCACACTGCTTCGGTGCTGGGACCGGACACTCGGTGTCGTAACCGACGACCGTTTGATTTTCATCATCGCATTGCTTGAGCACACGGACATGTCCCGAAACGAAGTAGCCATCTATCGAGCCATGCCGGCACTCGTGCTCTGGATACGGGTTGGACGGCTGCCCAACCATCGTCCAGGTGCCTGACGGCGGCCAGAGCGCTTTACATGCCGCGGTCGACGCGACAACGGCGGTACTCCCGCCCCATTTCCCCGAGCCGTCCAGCCGCGTCGCGAAATAGGATTCGGCGTATACCGAACCGCTGAATAGCCCGAGCAGGAGCACGAAAAGCAGCCTCATCTTTACCACCTCAAAAAGACCACCTGAGCGCTGGGCACAGAGCATCTGCATAATCAAACCCGCCCAAAAAACACGAGATAAAACGCCAGGGTGGTGAGGATCAGGACGTACAGTTCGTAGCTCATGGCGTTTCCCTGGAAGAGAAAACCCCGCCGGAGCGGGGTTTGTTTGCTTCGGCACATGCAGTGCGCAAAAGCCCGGTTACAGGGCGCGGCGCATGTACTTGAACGCCATCGCGGCGATGATCACGGCGAAGACGGCCCAGCCGATGGTCCCGACGTCGGTGCCCGCGGTATCGAGCGCGGTGGTGGCTTCGGCCGGGACTGCCGCGTAAACGGAGCCGGCAGCAGCCGAGAGAGCGACGGCAGCGCCGAGGCCGATTTTCTTGATGAAGTGCTTGTTCAGTTGCATGGGTGATACCTCACTGTTTCAGGGCTTTTTTCAGGACCAGGAAGCCGAACACGGTGGCGAACAGAACAATCGCTTCGCCTTGCAGCTCGGAGACTTGGTCCCAGGTCAGTGCAGAGCCGTAGAGGCTTTGCATTTCCTCGACCGTGAGGGCGACCAGCGAGCCGGAGCAGATGGGCGAGCCATCGGCGCTTTGCAGCCAGTCACCGTCACAGGCGAGAAAATTCATGGAATACGTTTTCCTAAAAACTGATTTCGTCGTCGTCGGAGTCCGCGTCTGCACAGTCCGAGCAGAGTGCGTAGCCGCCGACGATCTCGATGTTTCCCGCCGTTAGTTCGCAGCCGCAGCTTTCGCAGGAGTTGTCGTCTTGCGAGAGGCCAATGTCGGAGTTGTTGTCGCGTAGTTCGTCGGAGCAGTCCGAACAAAGAAGCAAGCCGTAGTCGGACGTGAAATCGTCATCCAACTCCGCGCCGCACTCTTCACAGTGATCACGCATGGCGGACCTCCTCGACAGTTGCGATAAACAGCTCAGCTACTTCGGCTGGCGATCTGGTGTTCATTCGCCGGCCTGCTCAAGGTCGGCGGTTTGTTCGGAGGGTTCGCAGTCAGGGCAGACGGCGAAGTGGGGCGGCAGGCTGAGGTCTGGCAGCAGGTCGCTTTGCGGCGCGGGCAGCGCCATGAGCTTGCCCATGTCGTTGCCGCAGCAGTCGCAGTACACCCGGTCATCGATCAGCATGGCCGCCCCTCCCGGTTAGTTGGCCTTGGCCTGTTCCGGCTGGGTGCCGGCTGGCTTGGCGGTTGGGGTCGGTTGCTGAGTCGGCTTGGGGGCTTGAGCAGCGGCTGCTTTCACAGGCTCAACGTGCAGGACGATGAACTTGCCGGCGTTCTTGGAGCCTCGCTCGATCTCGGTGGTGACTCGGATCGGCTCAAGCACATCGAGGCTTTCGCAGGCGGACCACACTTCGTCCAGGGCTTCTTCGGAGACATTCATCGACAGGATGGAAATGCCGAGGTCACGCTTGCCGTCCGGTTCGTCTCCGACAAACAGCTTCACCAGCTTTACGTTGTCGAACTCAACTTTCTCGGCGCTGAGAAATGCAACTTCCATAATCGAACGTGCCATTTGTGTTTCCTCTCTAGTTGCGCTTTATTGCGCTGCTTTGCTTTCTGCAGGCCGAGCGATCCCGAACCGGTGAACTCGCAAGTTCGCCGAGGTGATCTGTTACTTGGCCTACCGGTTAAAACGTTGCGTTGTGCGTGTTCTCTAGTTGGTTAACACCAAGGGCTTTGCCCTTGTCATCCCACTCTTGCCGCCGAGGGCTCGGGAGCGCGGGGCGGTGAAGCTGCCCCACACTCACGAGCGGAGGCTGTTTCTGTTCGTGCAGGGTCAAGGGTGCGCTCCGCCCGTGCTTCCGTTCGCCGGATCGGTGAAGCGTGATCCGACGAGCCGGGAGCGCGGCCCTGGACCTGTTCGGCTTCGGCGGGGGCGGTTGGCTTTAGCCCACCAGCTCGAACGGTTCGTGAATCGGGAGGAAAGGCGTTGGCCTGCCCGAGTCGTAGATAACGCTCCACCACTTCGCGGGGCGGTCGGGTGGCGTGTGCTTCTCGCAGATAAAGGCCGGTTCCACTGTCCACTCCGAGACCAGAGGCTTCCAGATTCCACCGACGCGGCCCATTTGCAGCGTGCGTATCGGCCGCGCAGAGGCGGGGCGGCATTGGGCGCATGGTGTGGACCGGGAGGGAGCGTGTTTCGCCACTTCGCGTCTGGACCAGCAGACAGAGCAGTCGCAGTCCTGGGCGTGCGGAAGGCGTAGATAGCTGGTCGGCTTCGACATAGGTCATCCCATCCCCTGGCTTTCCGTAGGCGGCGCGGATCATGTGTCCCACTCCTTTTCCATGAGCTGCTTAACCAGCAGCGCCACGTTGACCATCACGTACTTGCCGACCTTGTGCGACGGGATGTAGCCGTTGCGAATCCAGCCCCACACCACGTCGTGTTCATCGCCCATGCGAATCCAGTCCGCGAACTGACGCCACGGCATGACCGGGGGCGCGTTGAGCAGGTCTATCGGCGGTAGGTTTCCTTCCATGTCCTTGGCCTTTGTTGCACTATGTTGGTCTTTATAGGGCTACGTCAGTGCAGCTTCAGAGTGTAAATAGTGAACTGACAGGCGAAGAATAACAGTGTATTCCTAGAGTTCAAATAGTGAACTCAGAGATTCTTAGACCTTTATGGAATCGATGCAGGATAGAGCTATTGCTCTGATCTATAAGGCTGGCCTAGACGATCTGGTCCGCAAGTCGGAGATCAACTACAGCCGATGGAAAAACCTACGCCACAAGAAGGCGCGGTTGAGTACAGAGGAGGTCGAGGTCCTGGTGAAGCTCTATCCGCAGTACGCCTTATGGGTCGCAAGCGGTGAGATCGCTCCTGAGTGCGGACAGACGAGCCCCGATTACGACGAGGCCAACCGAAACTTGACCGGTCAAGACGCGGGATAGCGATCACAAAGGAAGTGACTAGGCGCTGGTACGCCCGAAGGACAGGGAGAGGGAGATATGAAGGCTGAATGGAATGATGCCCCGGACTACATCAGAAGGCGCCCGCGCAAGGGAGCCTTAGCATGGCTGATACCAGGGCTGATCGGCACCGTGATCATGCTGGCCGCGCTACAGATGGTGAGTTCGGCATTCCTCAAAGGCACCGCCCAGGGCATCGTCGACAAGCGCATCCAGCCTAAGCCAGCCCCCGTCGCCGAGATCACGCGCGCAGAGCCAGCAGCGACCAAGGATTGGGACAGGGTAGTAGAGGAAGTAGCCGCGAGAGGCGCAACGCCTCAGCCGCAATCAGCCCGGCCTCAAGCCGTAACGACAGAGCCGCCCATCAAGCAAACAGTATTCAACGACAAAAACTACGTTCCCCAGGGTGCGACCAATATCGTTCCAGCTACGCGCGTGATCCCTGAGCAGACCGTAACGATTCCATCCCGCCAAAAAGAAATCGTGGTTGTAGGAAAAGAGTCGCGGATCAGCGACTTTTGTCCTGGAGGGGAAGGAAGCATTGAACGTAGAAACTGCAAAGCAAGTGTTAATTTGAATATGAGAAATTAATTTCTCATGTTTCTTATTACATTTATAGGCATGGTCGCTCATGTGCTTCAGCTGAATTATTTAAGCCAATAGTATGGTAATCATCACTGATGAGATGTGCGTAAGAATTTACGTCTAAAGCACAGTTAGTGCGAAAGAAATTGAAGCTTCTCACGAGCATATAAGAACTGATTACCAATGGTGGTGATAGATGAGCGCTGTCAAGAAAGGGAATGACTACCGTGATGAGATTGCTCGAATCTTGACGGCAGCATCTTTCAGGAATGTGGAAATAGAAAAGCGTCTAGGTGGATATAAGAAGGTAGATGTTTATTATGAGAGATTTGAATACGGTTCATTAATCAGATACGCTGTTGAAGCGAAGAACTATGAGAAGCCTTTAACCAAGGCATATATATCAACTAATATATTTCCTGAATATAGTGTTCTGCTGAACAGTAAAGAGGTGGATAAGGTAATAATCATAGCGCCGCTCGATGTTAGCCCGGATACGCGACAGTATATAATCGGGTGCGGCTTTATGTTTATGACCTTGGAGCAGTTTCGCTCGCATATCATGAACTTTCTAACGTACTTGGAAGGTCTCTGTAGCGGATACAGAGAGGGTGGTCTTGATAAATATTATATGCCCTTGTATTACGGCGAAAATAAATCTTTAAAAGATCGTCTGTTATCGTGGATTAGCGAAGAAAATTCTAAGCCGATAGCCATCCTGGCTGGGTATGGCATGGGCAAAACGAGTTTTTCCAAGCACTTCGCCTGCACCTTAGCTGAGAGTTTTCTTGAGAATAACCGAGGGCGGATACCGATATATATTCGGCTAGGAGAGATTTCCGACGAGCAAAGCCTAGAAGGTCTTCTTGCTAAAAGCTTGATTTCTTCCAATGCAGTGCAGAACTACACGTTTGAATTATTCATGGAGTTGAATAGGGCTGGCCAATTTTGCATTTTGTTAGACGGCTTCGATGAAATGAAGCACGCTATGACTTGGGATCAGTTTCGCCATAATGTTAAAGAGCTTAATAGACTTGTAGAGAAGAACTCTAAGGTAGTCCTATTGGGTAGGCCATCAGCATTTATAAGCGATTCTGAGCAGGCCCTAATATTGCGAGGGGTTCGGCCGCTTGACGAGAAAGAGGTCAGAGCTTTCGAATGGAGCATATACGATCGAATTGAGCTCAACTTCTTTACTAGGGAAGCATCCATTGAGTTTATGGGGAAGTACATTCGGCATTTGGTTACGGATTCCGGCATAGACTGCAATATGCCGTTAGAAGATTTCGTGTCGAAAAGGATTGTTGAAATCGAGGCGTTGGATTTCTCTGAAATAATCTTGCGGCCAGTTCAAGCTAAAATGCTGGCTGAAATTGCATCTGAACCGAGTCAGCAGCTAGAAAGCTACAGTCGTTACGGACTGTATAAGCATTTTATGGACTGCATTATCGAACGTGAGATGTTCAAAAAATCGAGGCGAGTTTTCTCGAGCGACACACGGAGAAACTTCGTAAGAGAGTTGGCTTGGTGGATGTGGTGCGATGGAGGAGGTAGTGGGCTTGCCTTGTCTGAGATACCTCGTTCACTTATAGATAAGTTCAGAGATGGGAAGAATGTCGACCGTGAGGCCGCACTTCGCGATCTCGTTTCAGGCTCTGTTCTCGAAACGAAAATGGCGGATAAGTTTTATTTTCCGCACAGATCGTATCAAGAGTTTCTTGTGTCAGAACACATTATAGGATTAACCCCGGATCTCGGAGCCATCGATAGGGTTAAGGGTGCAATCAACGGTGAGATAAAAGATTTTATAACAGAATCAGGTAACAAGTCTGCATTTCAAGCTCTTTATAACATTGTACCTGAATATCAAGGCACGCTAAGCTTGCAGTTCATTGAGCTCTTAGCATGGGCAGCTCCGAAAAATACTTTAGCGAAAGAAATATCTTGCGAGTGGCACTTGGTTGTTGCGTTTTATCAGCGTTTTGCTGAGTTTGGCCCCGACGAGGCAGGTGAGTTTATGTTGTCTGTCTTGGATGTTGTTGAAACCAGGGAGATGGCTCTGACATCTCTATTATTTTTGTGCATTGCCATTCTTTGTTCAGAACGGAAAGATACAAAGCTCACAATAAAATTAGCTTCAGTGATCTTAAGATGCGCTCTGTCCACTATCGAAAAAATTGTAAGTTCGAAGAAAAAAACCTCAATTGCTATGCAGGCCGGGCTCAGCGCGGCATGGCACGATATTGTAATTAGAGCGTTCGAGCCTACAGGTTTTTCTAATGGCCTTAATCTCAGTATTGATGTGAATGAGGTTTTTGAAACTATAAGGATTTCGCTTTCGTCAAAACTGAGGATCAGCGGCCTCCCTGAGTTCGAGCACTATACCTACACTGTTACATTGCCGACTCTCGGTGCGGCAGAGGAAGAGCTGTCGACGAGCAATAAAGGTGGTGTGGTAGCTAAGTACTTCAAGGAACATCACAAGAGTCAAAAATTAATTCCGGTGACAATGCTGAGGAAACCTGCAGCTAGGAAGCTTCCGGATTGGGCTCGTTAGCGTCGAAAAGTGTCGAAATTAATAGCTCGTTTAGGACATTAAAGGCCAGAACGGGAATTTGCTTTTCGCGTATTGGCTGGTTTTCGCCAACATACTCCAAGAAAAAACAGGATTTGAAGCCCGGCCGCACCACCGGGTGCGATTGCCTTCCTTAT